CGCCCCCTGCGGGCACATATTGAGTGGGCGTAAAGTAGGTAAGCCCAGCACCGCCAGCACGGCGGTTGGGGTCGTTGTATTTAACAGGAGCATTGACTGCCGTGTACTGTTTAACGGTACCTTTGTAGCCCGGCGTCTCAGGCTTTGTCAGGCCAGTAGCCTTGGCCAGCAGGCCGCCAACCAACCCGATTTTGTCCCAGTCGTAGGTTGTTTTGCCGTTAACGGTTTTCTTAAAATAGTTTGCAATCTTTGAAACAATGCCAGGGTCGGCTTTGTAGGCGGCGCCTGAAATAATTTCGTTGATGCGCGCGGTGGTCTCAGGCGGAGCGTCCTTCATCGTCGTCGGGTCGATTCCGATTGATTTATAGAAATCGTCCTGCGCTTGCGCTTCGGTTTGGCCCAGGCCTTCTAGGTTTATAGCCCCCGTATCGTCAGCTGAATTCCCGGTATCGAAACCGTCGTCATACCAATTACCCAGTTCGTCTTGCTGTAGAGCCATAGTTACCTCTTTTCATTCAATAAGGCAAGGAGGTCGTCTATGGACCCGCCTGCCGCCATTGTAGGCTGCCTTGACGATTTTCGATAGTCCGTCCGCAACGGGTCGCTAATCAAAGTTTCAACGTCTTCCATATCAATCTCTGCAACGCCAGGTTGCGTTGGTGCCGCCTGTTGTCCACCCATCAGGGCTAGAAGCGACAATAGGTCTATCCCAGAAGTCCCAGTTTGGGCTGTCGATGCTGTTGGCGGCTTCGGGATTGAAGGAGTTATTGGTGTTCCAGGTGTCCCCGTTCCAGGTGTCCCCGTTCCAGGTGTCCCCGTTCCAGGTGTCCCCGTTCCAGGTGTCCCCGTTCCAGGAAGATCACTTTCATCCCCGAGACTCCCGCCTTCGTACGGGGGCAGATCACTTTCATCCCCTAGACTCCCGCCTTCGTACGGAGGTAAATCGCTCTCATCCCCTAGACTCCCACCTTGATACGGGGGCAGATCGCTTTCACTACCAAGGCTCCCGCTGTCAGGAGGCGGAAAATCTGGTACTACGTTATCAACAGGAATGGGCAACGTGTCAATAATGTCCTGAATACCGGCAGTTGTTCCATCGTCTTGGGGCGCAGACTGACTTTGGTCAATAATGTCCTGAATACCGGCAGTTGTCCCGTCATCTTTTGGCCCCGTCTGCGTTTGTTCAACAAGTTGATCTTGAAGCCGCTGAACCTCATCCGTAGGCATGAACCAGGCATTTTGGGTTACATCGTAATATGACCCTTCAGGTTTTTGGTCTGCCATAGATATGGGAAGCAGGTCATATCCAAACGGTGGTCTGACCGTATTGGCCCTGGAAGTGTCACCATAAATAGGAGACCCGCCAACATCGACGTTAAATACGTCAGTAGGAAGCGTTCCTGCAACTTGTATCCCAGATCCGGGCGCAGACGGAATTTGGTCTATAAGGGCTTGAACATCAGAAGCCGTTCCGTCATCCCTTGGCCCCGTCTGCGTTTGATCAACAATTTCTTTTATACCGGCGGTGGTTTCATCATCTCTTGGGCCTTGTTGATAAGCCAGATAATCATCTTTTGTGGCAATCCCAAGACCTGCGGCGTCCTGTAGCTGGGAATAACTGTCCCAGCCTCCGGCAATAGCCCTAGATTCATTGTTATATGCGTCTTTACCGGCACGCAAGGCTTCTGCAATTACTGCATTGGTTGGGTCTCTACCCGTCATTTCGCTGGCAACAATGGTATTAATTGCATTCTGCGCACGGATGGGCAAATCCGAAAAGCCTTCAATTTGGCTGGTTACAAATGGCGTAGCCGCAGAAACGCCACTGCTTAAAAGCACATCTAACGGATTGGTATCTCTGCCTGTTATTGTTGGAGAAACAACGCTTGTTCCTACTTGGCCGATAACATTCCCAGCAACGTCTGCAACAGTGCCCAAACCAGCCTCTTGAGCGGCCAACATAGCCGTTTGAGCAGAACCCAAATCTGTACCATATTGAGCTGCAGTAGCTGCTTGATCGCCAAAAACACCAGCTTGCTGACCAATCTGACCAAGAGCGTAAGACGTACCAGCCGATTTCAGAATGTCGCCAATATCCCCGCCTTGAATAGCGGTCTTAGCGCCTGTTACTAAAGGCAAATAAGCAGGGGCAAATATGGCAGTGGCAATGGGAGCCAGATCGACCATATCATTTAAGAGATTACCAAGAGGGCTACTTCCAAAGAATCCACCGCTATTGCTGCCTGTTTGGTAAATCTTAGGATTATATCCTGTTATATTACCAGAATCATCAGCCGCAAAAATAAACTCATCAAATACGTTATTATCAGCCCGTGTACGGACTCTATATTTACCTGTTGGTATGTGTTCGGTAATAGGGATTTGTGTGCCTATTTCGTCTTGCCAATAGCCTGTTGTTTTTGCTTGAGTAATTGGAACAATATTCCAGTCAGTTCCAAAAGGATATAACTTACCATTCATAAACAACATTTGACTTCCGCCGTTATGTTGTCCTGTTTCCCAATCCATATAATACGGTTCAACTTGCTGATCTGTATAACCAGTAGCGGTATAGCCATTTTTTCCATAAGTATATGGATAGGCAGTAACAATTTTAGCGTTGCCTGCTTTAAGACCATCAAGAATAGCTTGAATACCGGGAGAAGACGGCGCACCAATTCCATCGGTGTTACCAAGTTCATATACGTTGCCCGGAACAACGTTACCTCTCCAGTCTTTTGCAACTTTCATTTCCACGGCATTCCTTTACTGCGTCAGATCAAAAAACGAAATGGAGCCAACCCCATCCCCTGTCGTTGCACCAGACACTGTTCGCACAGCAAGCGTGTAAATGTCACTGACCCCAGCAATGGACGCCCCCAGCTGCAAGTCCCAGTTATACCCAGTTGCGGCGCTTGTTAGGCCCACCCCGCCGCTTCCAGTAGCGGTGACGTAGTCTGTTTGCACAATTGTTCCAACACTGCTGATGGCCGTGGCGGCAACATCGTATTCCACATTGCTATCTGAGGGTACTGTAGCCGCCCAGGTCGCTCCCGTCAAAGTCGGGTTCTTCAACAATGCCACTTCATAGTTCTGGCTGGTTGTAGGAAGAAACTGAAGTCTGTTGGGCAGCACCACAGCGCCCGTACGGCCAGAAGCCAGCCGGATGGAAACAATAGGATAGAACGTAGCTGCCGTATCAATCGTGTTAAAGATTGTGGTGCGACGCGCCACATGGTCAATTGAGGTTTGCTCAAACCCGCCCTCCGATACAACGGAAGAACAAATCTGGGTTAAGGTTGCAGCAACCGCTGAAGACGAAACAATTTCATACCGCACTGGCAGGATAGCCGTGGTCATGTAAACCGTGGTCCCGTAAGTATTAGCAGTGTCAAACGTGTGGCAGACGATGTACTGGCCGTCAATGATGAACCCACAGCGAACAGAGCCAACCCCCAGCCATTCAAAGTCCATCCACAAAATCTGCGGGTGAGTTAAATCCAAGGTATAGCCAGACGCGCCCGTGCCGTCCAGTTTGTCGCCGTTCCAGCTAGATTGCGCCACTGTCCGGGAGTCATCTACAGAACCACCGGTATAGGACCGCAGAGTAAACGCATTGGTACCATCAGTCTTAGAAAAGAACACACCGTTCTGGGGGTTGAAGTAGCCAACTTTTTGGCTGAGGTTAGCGCTACTGCTGGCGTCCATCTGGAACGTGGCAAGTACTAATAGCCCCTTGCCGGGCTGGTACGGAAATGAACGATACGTTTGACGGACTACAGAACCCACGCCCCCAGCAGTTACGCTCATGCTGACACTGGCTTGGTTTGTATTAAACGTGGTTGAGCCGGTACCGCTAGTCGAAGTGTCAAACTGATTATCCGCAGCGTATCGGCTTTGGCTGTCAAACAGGGTATAGGGCTGGCTAACCCGCTGACGACCAAACGCATCCAGGGCTGCGGGCGGGAACGAAATTGGTACTTCTGTATTGGACGCCACAAGCTGCCCCACAATCTTATTTAGCTGGTTAAAGTACAGGCGCAAAACGTTGTTGAACTGTTCCTGATACCTGGAATCATACTGCCCAGGGGCCATGGGCAGGTTTGGTGGCGTAACCTGACTGAGTTCGTACTGTGACGTAACGATTAACGTCATCCTGTGTTCCCCCGGCGTCCGTCAGTTTTGATGTCAATACGAGGTGAGCCCAGCTGCCACTGAGAGCCAAGCTGTTCGTTTTCAAACTTAATAATCATCTGACGGCCACGCACCCGGACATAGACCTGCCCAGTGAACTGTTCAATTGGCGCGGTGGCGGTGCGAGTCACAGAAGCATCCGGGTTACCACCCTGCGAGATAGGGTTGTTATACCCAGAGCCAGAGTTCTGCATCGGGATCAAGGTCATCGTGCCTGTAGGTGAGGCTGTAGTAGATCCCCGGAAGGTAATGTCAGGCAACATACGCCAAACAAAACCAAACCTATCCCCATCGTCAATGTCAAATTCTGCCGAACTGATCAGCGTATAGATCGGAGCCGGGTTGTCACCGCTGTTATCGTCTAGCCCAGTTTCATGGCTTACGATGTTATTTACATACGTGGCGGCGATGGGGGCGGATTGCAGGCCAGAGTCTAGCCATGCCGTACGCGCCAAGCTCCCATAGAACCAAATACCTTCGCCGTTGTTCTCAACGTAGTTGTAGACAACATAGCGATCAATGGTGTTTGAGTTGGCCGAGCAATAGAACCACCAGACCTCGTTAAAGCCCTCATTGGTACCGGCAAAAAATAGTTCAGACTGGTCCAGGTTAATGTCGCTGTAAATATATTGACGCAGATCACAACGCAGGGTCTGAACCCGCCCGTCATATTTATAGAACTTATCCGTTCCCATCCAGTAGACAACGCCTGCGGATTGCGCAACCCCATTTAGGCCAACAATGGATATGTTGTCACCCAGAATTTGAGTTCCCCACACCACGGGCGGACCAAGGTACTGCAATGAATATACCGTGGAGTCAGTGAACGCCACAATTTCCTGCCGGGTCTGAATACAGGAAACAAGTTTTGAGCCATGGGACAGGCGAACGCTACCCGCTTGGTTGGTTGCGGAGGGTGTCCAGTTGGTCACTGATTCCTGATCGCCCCAACGAATCAGCATAGGGTCTTGCACTGTAGACCCGTAATCGTTGCAGCCAAACGCAAACACAAACCGGCTGATGTCAGCAACAAATATAAAGTTTTGAACAGTCGGTACGTCAGAGGCTCCGCCCAGAGACGAAACAGGTATACCCCTGATGGATATGGTGTGAGTCCCCGACTGCGTTCCTGTTGTAGTTATAGCTGTGCCATCATACGTAGCCGCTAAGCTAAACGTAGAACCCGAGGCATTTACAACGTAATAAACAGTTCCAGGAGTTAGCCCAGTCGGAAGCGCCCCCGTGGTGTTCAGAACAATTGCGTCGCCATTGGAATAGCCCGTCGTAGCAGTAACAACGCCTGGAGATGCAATGGTTATGGTAGCGGTTACGGGTACAACGCCTTGAGTGGCATTCCAATAATAAATCTTCCCGCCCACAGAAGCGTAAATCAGGTCTTCGCCAAAATTGCTCTGGCTCCACAGACGAAGGAAGTCAGAAGACGAAGTAGACGGCTCGCCGTTACCCCAAGTGCCAAGTCCCCAACCTCCTGCTCCCCAGCCAACCTGGGCTATTACAGTTGCTGCGCCAATCGGCAGTTCATACATGGCATATACAGTGCCCCCGCCAGATGTTGTAGAGGCCGCAGTGCCGGTTGCAGTGATGGTGTAGGTGGTGCTACTGGGCGCAGTTTTGATCTCATACTCGCCTCCAATAGAGACGCCACCCACAGTGACTGTTGGGTTGAAAACCACATAGTTGCCAACTGCGAATCCTCCGGTAATATCAGTAACGGTGACGGTCGTGGCAGTTCCTGTATTGGTCGCCGTGTTGGTGGCGAACGGATTGGTCAGGGTATGGATAAAGGAGATCGGCGTAATATCGTAGTACGCACCGCCTTGGCTGATGTAGAACTTTTTGTCTGTACCAACACCAAGTAAGTTGTACCCAGTTAGGGTCACCCAGTTCCACAATGAACGGCAAATACCAAGAAATGTATTGACTGAAATACGCGTCCAGCCGCCAATCTTCTCAGGCGTACCCTGACGAAACCGCACCCATTGGCTGTCATACCAGCCGTTTTCATTGGTGTAGCGGGTGTTTTCTTTGTTTACACCGGCTTTGAGTAGCAGTTTTTTGAGCGGCATCGGGATTCCTACGACAGAAATACGGCGCGTTCGTCAATCCGACGGTTCTGCAGCCCTTTCAGGATTTTGCCACCAGCCATGCAATACTTCAATAGCTCTTCCGCAGCGCCCGCTTTATCCCCACGTAGCAGCTTCTGACGAAGCGTCGAACGCTGGAGTGTTCCCAGGCCGACGTTAAAAGCAAAAGACACAAGAGCATCAAAATTGCCTTGGGTGAGAGGTACTGGACAATACTGTGCCACTCCACGCTCAAACCGGCTAAGGTCGCTTCTGAGAATCCCATCAACTTCTTCCATAGAAAATACCCGGTCGTCCTCCGGGCGCAGGGGGACAGACATCCTGTCCTCTAGTTTTAGCTTGCCCTGCTCGGGGTACAGCACATGCCCCACGCCAATCGTCCAGAGCTTGGCCGGGCAACGGTAAGCCTTTTGTCTTACACCCTCATGGTGCATGATCATCTTGATGGCTTTGGGGCTGACGTTCATTTGCCGAATGCCCGACCGCCGAAGTGGAATGCAATGATGCTGGCAAACAGCGCCTGGGTTTCGTCGTCCCACAGCTGGTCAGCCATGTCTTGGAACCCAACGCCGGTGCTGAGGCCGTGGTATATCAGGGCGCAATCAATTCCGACCAACAGGAAGAAAAACCCGTAGGTAATCACCGGGCGTACGCTGGCACGCAGGTTCTTCATCCACTGGCTGGTGCCTTCGTTGAGCGCGGTGTCGTGGGCGTAGATGGCTTGCATCTCAGCCTGTTGGGCGGCAACCAGGGACTGCTTCTCAGCCGACTTGGTCTCAATCTCTAGCTGCTGGGTATGAACGTGCTCGACCCGCTCCTGGGCTTCAAACCCCAGTTTGCGCATCTCTAGCTCCCGGGCAATCTGCATCTGGGCCAACTCTAGCTCATGTTTTTTGTCACTGCGGTCTTGGAAGAAGTCCAGAATTTTGGGCAAGCCGCCCATCAAAAACGAGATCAGGGTAGAAAATAGTGTCAGCATTAGTAACTCTTTTTGGTTAACATTGATGAAGCAATGAGCAGCATGGACTGGGCGTCCTCTATGCTCTCAGGTCGATCTTTGTACCCGACGGTAATTTGACCGATGAAACGTGTTGCGTCCGGTGGTACAGAGATTCGACAACCGTAGGTGACACCAACCTCGACGTACCACAGGCCGATTTCGCTTTGTGGCTTGTGGTAATCACCGCATGGCGTCTCTCCTGCCATAAGTTTGACAACGTCTGCGTTATTGTTGGGATTCTGGGTAAAGAGACCGACATCGATGCCCTCCATGCGCTTGTCGCGCCCTTCCTTTGTATACGCCCGGTACAAGACCCGGGTGCCAAATAACGGGTTTACCTTGAAGATGGCCACAGTCTGTGCACCACCGTACTTGAAGAGGATTGCTGCTGCGTCGTCCGCCCGGGACTCATTGATGCTGGGTAGCTTCTGGCTTTCCTTGTAGGCCCCAACCAGCAGCTCTTGGTTGCTGTAAACAAACCAAGCACAGAACCCAAAGATGAACATGATGAGCAAGGCGATGAGTTTGAACGGGCTGTCCACGTAGGCCAGCACCCTGTCCAGTACCCCCAGCGATTTGTCCTGCTCACTCATCTCCACAATCCTTTTGAAATCCCCCACTGCACCAGCCAGTACATGGCCAGACCGAATGCTGCTATAACCGCCACAGAAAGCTGGATGTCCTGGATCATATCCTTACGATCCTGCGCTTTGGCTGCGGCAAGGATCTTTTGCTTGACTGCTTCGGCCTCTTCTTTGGCAATCTGCCTTCGCATATCTTCTCTGGTTTTGACCATGTCATCCCAGAGTTTTCCTTGACCTGACCAAACCAGCATCTCGTACAGCTCATACTCCTGCTGCTCCAGCTCCCGCCTTTTCTGCACCACCTCCAGTGCCTCTGCGGTTAATTCTGCGTCTGTCTTCTTGGGCTTGACCCCATTGGCCTTGTCCCACAGCGCCTCGCGCTTCTCTCGCTCCTTGACCGCCTCGGCCTTCTCAATGACCGCCTTCTGGTCAAAATAGCCAGCGATGCTCTGGGCTATCTCGTTGGTGTCCTTGCCGAGCTTGATAACCTCCTTGATGGTGGCTACAGCAGCTTTGGCCCCGGCAAAGGCTAGGCCAATGGTGATCGGGTCAATTTCAGCCTCCGAAGATGATTGTGCCGTTTTCCCAGTCCGCAGCCGGAACCCAGTTGCCAAACATCCAGCAGATGCGCGGAGTAGCGCCCAAGACAGCCGTTGTGTACTGGTAATTTTCTGAGGTCAGGTAGCAGTACAGGTCTCCAACATTGACAGGGTAGTCAATGCCGTTGATCTGCTGCAAGCCGCCATTCTCTGAGGCTTGCGTAACAATAAACGCCCACAGCTGTGCAGCGCCAGTGTCAAAACTTGGCCCTGCCTTATAAGAATGGATGTCAGCGTTGGTTGGCATGTAGTTGGTGACGATTGCGTCCTCCCCCTGCCCGTCGATTACCGGGTAGTTTGTCACGCCACAATACGCCCGCACCCGGCTACCCAGGTCCAGCACGCCTTGCGGATAGCTGTACAGCGACGGGTTAAGTCTGGATGTGTAGCGCAGGGTTGTGTTTGTGCCCAACGTCATTTGCCCATTGTCATACCCATACTGCGTCACCCCATTGAGCTGGGCACACTCTTCAGGTGTCAAAAAGTTGGGGGCAATTTCATACCTCATTGCGCCACTCCTGCTACCTTGTCCAGCTCATCCGTTGTCATTGGGTACGCGTTGTCCGGCAGCCAAGCCGCACTTACAGGCACAGACGCCGGATCGACAATATCTTCTACCCTCTCGCCGTCACGAATGGCATGGATACAGTGCGCCACGGTTTCGTCTTCCAGTGCCATCAACTCATGCTCCACGCCAGCCTTGATGAAGATGTGATGGGGCGCAACAAAATCGGTGGACTTGCCAAGTGCTGTTAAGCGCAGTTTGCCAGAAGCCAGCAACGTCAAGTGATCAAAGCAGTGGGAGTGCCCTTGCTCTATGTCGCCAGCTTTAGCAAAACGCATCTGTTTTATAAACACGTTGGAGACGCAGCTAATATGTACGTAGGGTCTGTCCATGATCATCCAATCACATCAAGAGAAGGTTGTTTAATCCACGAGCGAGAAGTGTCAGCCCAGTAGTAACTGTTGCCATCAGTCGGATAAGGAACTGGCGGAATCCAAGCGCACGTTGCCGCATCAAAAACAAAATAGTCGTAATAGGGCGGTGCAGCAAACCCACCATATACCCCGCAATCAGGGTAAAACGTGTGCCCAATACTAGCGTAATGAAAACGAAAATTGCTGTTATACGACGTTTGCTTCCACGTTGCCGCAGGCAAAAAAGAATTTAAGTACGCCGCGCCAACAGGCTCGCTTTCAGGGAAGTCTAGATTTTGAATGGCAAAGTTATCCACCACCAAAACCTCAACCACCACATTGTTCTCGTCAAGGCGTGCAAAATGTGCCATATCAGTTCACCGTGAAAGTTCCAGAGCCAGTAAACGTGTGGATGTAATACGTGCCGTCGTTTGTCTGCGTACCCCCAGAACACTTTCCAGAGCCAAGACCGATTGGGTAACGAACCAGCACAATACCGGAGCCACCCGAACCGCCCGTCTTCGGTGTGGACTGAGAACCGGCACCACCCCCGCCACCGCCAGTGTTAGCAGTACCCGGCGTGCCTGCCGCATTTCGTGCGCCTGGTCCACCACCGCCAGAACCGCCCGGACCCGCAGAATTAAGACCACCACCCCCGCCACCACCACCAGCTCTGGTAGTTCCAGTGATTACGTCAGAAGCTCCAGCGCCCCCGGTTCCGGCACTACTTACTCCGAATGGTGCATTACCGCCAGCAGCTCCGGCTCCGCCACCACCGCCTGCTCCACCGTAATAAGCAGACTTTGGTCCGGGAGTGTAGACACTACCGTTACCGCCCGGGTTTCCGCCTGTAGTTCCAGCGGCTCCAGTAAGGCCTCCAGGAACTTGCGCACCGCCACCGCCACCAGAACCTCCTGAAACCGCAGCATTATTGCCGCCACCATAACCACCGCCGCTAGATGTCAACCCATTAAAAGAAGAATTAGAACCCGATACCTCCGCTCCTCCGCCACCACCAACGGTTACTGGGAAACTACCGGAAGAAACAGTGGCTGTTGTATAACGCAGAGCTCCTGCACCGCCACCGCCACCACCAGTGCCACCAAAAACAGCCGGCGCGCTACCGCCACCGCCACCGCCAGCAATAACGGTATAGCCGATGGTGATGGTATTGGACTTGCCGCGCAAGTTGTTCATGCTGATTGTGCCCGACGGCACACCCGCCAATGCACGTACGTTAGCTTGGTTTAGGCTAATAGTCGTTGTCGATGGCAGTCCAAGTTCCGTATTAACTTGGGACATCGATATTGTCCCGGTTGGTAGCGTCATGCTTGCTCCTTACGGGGTGCCGTATGCAGTAATGTCGGCTGCAGATGTGATGTTGCCAGACGAATCCATGGACGCAATAACTGTAGACCCATACTTAAAAACAAGTTTACCGCCAGACTCCGTAATTGTGAAGTTGGTGGTTGCCAAGTTTGCGGCATTGGTTGCGTTTGTGGCATTGGTTGCGTTTGTGGCGCTTGTTGCGGTACTGGCAGATGTAGCTGTAGCCGCATTTCCACTAATATTGATGCCCCAAGTCCCTGAAGCATTTGTGCCTGTAGTAGACGGAGCGCCGATCGTGTTGTAGGAAATGGTCTTTGCAGATGCCCCGTTGAATGTCGTACCGGATACATCTCCAGAACCAGAGTTGTTGAACGTCACCGCATAAGGGGTTGTCGTGGTAATTGTTGACCAAGCCAAGGCGCTACCATTCCAGCCGAGGTATGAACCAACTACCGACGGGGCAGTCAAAAAGCCTGTAGCGCCGACGCCGGTTTGATACGCAATCTGATTAGCTGTACCACCAGCAATGTTTGTTGCAGTTGTTGCACTTGTTGCGTTAGTGGCATTTGTTACCGCCGTAGCACCAATAGCCGAAACGATCTGAGCACCGGTCGCGGCGGTGAACGCGCTGGTTCCGTTACCGTAAGCCACACCAGTCAGGGTAGCAACCCCAGTTCCACCGGAGCTAACAGGCAAAATGCCAGACGTTGCTAAATACGAAGTGGCGTTGACAACGTCCGTACCATTGCAAACCAGAATAACCTTTGACCCATTAGCCACCGAAACGCCGGTTTGCCCACTCACCTTGACCGTCACGGCGTAGCCGCCAGACGTGTTGTTATAGATGAAGTACAGCTTTTTATTGGCCGGGACAACCAGGTTACGTGCTGCCGTCAGTGCGCCGGTACATTCAATAAAGATATTTCGCGCCGTAGCAGAAAGGCCCGGTGTCATCGTCAGGACGGTATCCGCCCCATCCGTTATAGCCTGAGTGACATAGCCAGAAATGGCCTGCTCAAGCAGGGTTCCCAAGTTGTTATTGGTGGTCGTGCCCCATGCGCCTGATTGGTCGCCGGTACCAATCAATTCGATAGCAAGGTTTGTTGAGTACGTACTTGACATGGTGTTTCCTTACTGCTCGTCATTGATCAACGTCCACCCCGGAGTTTGGGTATCGCTGACATTTGTCCATCCGGGGGTTTGCACGTTGTTTATAGCCCCCCAATCTGCGATCTGGCTATCTATGATTTTCAACCACCCAGAAACGGTTGTATTGTCTGCCAAGGTGGCATTTTCCGCAACAGCCGCCGCAAACCCAGCTTGAACAGCCCTGGCGTCAGCGGAGTAGAGTTGTTCCAGCATCTCGATGTAAACATTCAGGGTTGCGGTATTGGCGTCTGCCGCCGCTAAGTTTTCAACGATAGCAAGCGTAAATATCGAAATAATGGTGCTGGAGTCGCTCAATGTGGAGGCTTCTGAAATAGCCGCCGCAAATGCCGCCAAGATAGTCGGGCTGTCGTCTGCGGTAATGTTCTCTGTTATGGACTGTACGAACTGCGCCGTAATAGTCACCGCATCCGCCAGGCTTGCGTTTTCAGTTATGGTTTGAGCAAACGAGGATGCCTGAGTGCTGGAGTCTGCGGAGGTAAATCCTTCTGTAAGGGACGACAGAAACGCAAAATAGGTTTCAAACGCATCGGCCAATCCTGAATTCTCCGCCACGTTTACAGCAAACTGCGCGGCAATAGCCAATACGTCCGCTGGGCTGGAATCCTCCGCAATGCTCTGCAAGAACGCTGATTGCTGCGTGCTGGAGTCCCCAGATGTCAGGTTTTCCGTTACCGAACCAAAGAACGATCCAGCAAAAGACAACACGTCCTCAGCAATAATATCCTCTGTAACATTCGGCGCATACGCATATTGCTGCGCACTAAAGTCCGCCAAGGAAATGTCTTCGGTAATTGACAGGGCGTACAGAGTCGACGCTTGCGCAGCAAACGCTGTCTGGGCAAATGCTGTATCGCCAAACATAATTACCGAAACCTCGGGCCGTTAAGCCACATAGTTGCGGAATACCGGGTGCCGCTCAGGATAGGCGTAACGCAATGTTCCACAATTGAGGGGAACGCAATCACAGTGCCTTTAACCAGTGGAGCGGTGTATTCAGAATACATGCGAAGTT